CGCCAGTCGAAAGTACTATGTCTGCATCAAGGTACAAAGAGATGCTGCAACAGACCTTGAGGAAACTCAATGTAGCCCAGGCTTCTGCATCAGAATGGAGGACCGTTGCTAGCAACCGTCTTCTCCTCCTAGCGGCTGTTGACGGTGCACTGAACGTTCAACTCCATGGACTCCTTAAGATAGGAACAATATTTGGGGCGAGTGCGGAGGACCCAGGTGTCCCTGTTGCTGACCTTTCTAGGCATTCAGCGGACGAGATGACCTCATTTATTCTTCAAAAGATCCGGGCGGCTGCTTCCTTCACTGCTCATCTGACTAACGAGGCATCATCTCTTCAGAGCACCCTTGGGGGAGTTCTCTCCATAGCTTTGGAGAGCCAAGACATCGACCGCCCAATTGTCGATCTCAAGGTTAAAGATTACACTGCAGAACTGGAGGATGCCTCTACCCCACTCAGAAGCATTTTCCACCAAATAGAAGACTTGCCTGATGATGATGATATGAGTCAATTGGCAGCGACTGATCAACCTCCTAGTAGAGATGATAGCGGACACATTGTGGACTATGACCCGACCCTGGACCACAGTCATACCCTGTCTGACCATGACAGTGAAACTTCACCTGAGATGAAGAGTGCACTGAGCCTATTCCGCAGAGGCCGGAATACTGGGGGACCCACCACTTAACAACATCCATACCCGGTTGGTTATACGCTACCTCTCCTTCTGAAGAAACTGATTTAACTAAACTCACATATAACTTCGCACTGGAACATACCTAGCTACATTGAGTTACAGACACTCAATTGAAGAGCTCTAGCACGGACTGAAGTTCTCCTTGTGAGCTAAGTGGCTGGCCTAAGAAAGAGAGTGATCCAGCAACATAACCATGTCCCTAATCAGGCTAGCAACCCAGCGTCCGGTCCGACGCAGTACCAAGGAGACCCAGCTATCTGTCAAGTCTGCACGGCATGCTATTGCGGAAATGTCTGACCAGAGCGAAGCATCCTTAGGTGAGTTGGTGTTGAGGGCATCACAGTTCCAGGAGCTCTTATCGATCGCGTATGTAGTGAGGGCTGTTATGAAGAAGGCTGATAACGGGTCAGTGTCCCAGACAGACCTAGATAGACTGACACCACCAAAGATCAAGGGTGTATCTAACTCAGGAACACTCCAGGCTTTTGAGTATATACGGGATACACTCATAGACACCCGCCAGATGGTAACATCCCTTTACAATGAAGCGAGGGATACATCCATTAAGCTGACGCGTCTGGAGCAAGACGTTCAGGAAAAAAGTACAACCGGAGTCACTTTAGCTCGGACGTTCGAGACTAAGACATTAACAATGAACTCAATCGCTGACTTATTGGAGGAGTTCGAAGTCTCTGAGCCAGACGATTGACACCAATCCCTTTGACCCTGGGGCCTGGACCTGAACATACGGTAGGCAGTTCCACTCCGTACTAACCACCGAGTGTTATCCCTCTTGGCTTCCCTGACGACACAACGAAGTACACGACATTTTAACAAACTAATAATTTAAGGTCAACATGTCTAGCTTCATCAACACATTCCTCAACTCTCCTATCATCAGCAACCAGCGTGATAAACTCTTTGCGAACCTTTGTGCCACACGCATTGGGGAACCACCCCCTTACCCATTTCCTCAACATGAACAACGCACAGTGAGCCAGTACCTTCAGCGGATCAAGGATCGTGACATTGAGACTATGAATCCCGGCGACTATTATTTTATGGACTCACTGCTGCCAACTAACGTCGATACAGATGTCATTAGTGATGCAGCAGCCATTGCAGAGCGTATTACAGAGATGTTCAATAGTGGTCTCACTCAATGGGGTTTACCTCATGGGGCTGAGCACTCTCTTCACCGTATTGGAACTGCTAGTAAGAATGCTATTCCAGAGTGGTCCAGGATGATTACACTCAAGAAGATGGTGGATGCCATCTCAACCAGGTGGTCACGATCAGACACACGCGTCCGACCAGGATCCACGCCACTCTTCTCGTGGTATTCTGATTGCTCAACAGTTCTTATTATCCCCACAGAACATGAAACGACATGGTTGATCTCATACGATCAGCTCCTGATGTTTAAGGATATGTATTACTCACGCTTCAATGCTCTCGTAGCTGCTTACCAGGTATATGGAAACAGGGAGTTACCAGATACTTTCCGCAGGATTTTCCATTGGTTCACCAAATGTTTAGTCCGCTACCAGAACGCTGGGTACGGCATAGGAAAGCAAGTGGAGGCACTCACTATCAGCTGGATTTCCGGAATGTCTGATGACCTCCTTGGAAAGGACTTCATGATCACCAGGATGACATCTGTGATTAGGGAGAAAGAAAAAGACCTCGGGGGAATTGGTCCTTACCTGGCGGATGAGTTGACATCTATCCTCAAGGAGATAGATAGGCTTGATTACTGTGTGGAGGTATTCGGTACTCAGAAAATGTTCGGTCATCCCTTAGTCGATCCTACAATTGGGGGAGATAAGGTGAGAGAAGAGGCACGTAAAGTGGTTAACACTAGTCCCATAGATATTGCCCTGTTGCGGTCACGATTCTGTTACATGTACACCGAAGGGTACATCAGGAAGAATGGAGAATGGCCTCCTCTCATCTTTTCTGAAGAAGGACGACAGACTCAGCTATATCACCTCTTCTACACCAATGAAACCAAGATCTCACTCTTGAGTTACGACCAATTAGAGTGGCAGCATGTTAGATTTGCAAAGCATTTTGATTTTGATTATTATATCAACTTCCTTGATCTTGTTGACGACAAAGCAATATCTCTCTACCGATCCAACATGGCTGCAACATGGGACAAGAGAGTTCCTCCAAAGAGTCACAAGAGACTACTCCTGGAGATGCTTAACCAACCTGAGATATCAGTTTTCAAGATTGTTCAGCAGGTCTGCAGCGGGCGCATCCCTTTCGAT